AACGGAAACCAGTTGGACGAGATGCGTTCGACATCGCAAGCAAAGTGCGAGTCGGTTCCAAGTGCATCGAGATCTTCATTGAATCGACTGGACTGGTTGAGAAATTACTGATCTCACATCCCCAGTCGAAGAAGGACAACTATCAACTCTGCGCGACTGCCGTGACGCAGGAGTGGATCGCCAAGGCACATGACGATTGTGAACTCCTGCAACCCATGTACTTCCCAATGATCGTGCCCCCTGTAGACTGGGATAGTCCAGTCGGTGGTGGATTCCTGCCAAACCAAGTGACGTTTCAATTGCCGCTCATGAAAACTCGGGATACCCACGAACTGTTAGAACTGGGCAAACATCGCATGCCACAGGTTTACAGGGCGATCAACACAGTACAACAGACAGCATGGCGCATCAATCAGCGAGTGGCTGACACGCTTGCAGAAGTCTGGAATGTGGGCGGCAGGGCGGGACTTCCAGAGAGAGAACTCCCCGAAATCCCTGCAAAACCATGGCGAAAGGGGGAGCAACCCCCGAAGAAACAACTCTTAGCATGGAAGAAAATAGCCGCTGGTATCCACGAGACACACGCCAGAGAGAGGAGCAAACGAATTGCAGTCGAAATCAAATTGTTCATTGCTAGAAAAATGCGATCTGAGTCACGTATGTACTTTGTGTGGACCCTCGACTGGCGGGGACGGATGTATCCTGTTCAGCAATTCGTCAACCCACAAACCGACGACTCAGGCAGAGCACTGCTTGAATTTGCAGAAGGCAAAGTACTTGGCGAAGAAGGGGCTTTCTGGCTTGCGGTCCACGGAGCCAACACGTTCGGGTTCGATAAGACAAGTTTCGAAGAAAGGGTTGCGTGGGTCATAGACCATGAGCCAGAGATTACAGCATGCAATGACGACCCACTTGGCACTTTGTCATTCTGGGAACAAGCAGACGATCCGTTCCAATTCCTTGCATTCTGCTTCGAATGGGCGGGTTACAAAAAGGACAAAGATGCATTCGTTAGCCACCTTCCTGTCTCCTTTGACGGCTCTTGTAACGGCTTGCAGAACTTTTCTGCGATGCTTCTGGACGAAATCGGAGGTACAGCGACCAACCTTCTACCGCAAGAGATACCGAGCGATATCTATGAAGAAGTGGCCCTCGTGCTTAGATCGAAGGTTGCTAAGGATATCGATTCAGGGGTAAAGGAAGCATTACCGTGGAAGGACAAGATCACGCGTAAGATTACCAAGCGTGGAGTAATGACCACGCCCTACGGAGTCACAAGGTACGGGCTCCGTAAGCAACTCCAGTACGAGTGCGAGAAGATAGACAAGAACTACCTTGGCGTCACAGAAGAGATTGGACTGTACTATGGGTACCTCTCCAATCACTTGTATGATGCCATAGGTGAGGTCGTTGTAGCCGCAAGGACTGCAATGGTGTGGCTACAGCAAGTAGCCGAGATTGCGTCCCAAGCGAACAAAGTGATCCGGTGGACTACCCCAGTCGGATTCACACCTTGCCAAGATTATCGTCGCCAGAAACTACTGCGTGTGGACACATTGCACGGAGGAATACGGGTACAACTGGGGTTATGGCAGAACACACCTAGAATAGATCGAAGACGGATGTTCTCAGGCATATCTCCTAACTTCGTCCATTCTCTCGATGCATCACATCTGATGCTCACCATCAATAAGTGTCGAGAAAATGGGCTACAAAATTTTAGTTGCGTTCACGACAGTTATGGTACTTTAGCGGCCGATGCCACTAAACTCGCCTATTACCTGAGAGAAGCATTCATAGAACAGTACGGGGCAGACGTACTGAAGAAGTTCCGCGAGGAGATCGCGAAACAAATCCCGGCATCCATGCGAGAAATGATCCCGCCGATGCCAAAGAAAGGAGGATTGGACCTTGAGAAAGTGCGCGAATCATGCTACTTCTTCGCTTAATCGTGCGCACGCCTTGTACATTTCGTACACGCACTGGGCAAATGACTGGACATTGGATTCAAACGACTATCTGTATGTCTCCAATAGTACAGGCATAGACCCGACTGAACTCGACGCTTGCTGGGACGACGGATGTTATCCTGATGGCGAAGAGATCATGGAACCTAACACAGTAACAGACGACTAGGAGGTCAATGTGGCAGTAGAAAAGAAAGCAAAACTGGCTCGGATCACGACTCCCAAGGGTGTTGCAAAGTACCCGTGGCTGTCGCGCCCCGACACACAGTTCAACACCGATGGGGTCTTCAAGGTGAACTTGCTGATTCCAGCGGCTGAGGCAGTGGGCCTGTGTGCAGTACTGGACAAGGCCGCAGATGAGGCACTGGTTTCCGCCAAGTCTCAAGCAAAAACTCCGCTTCAGGCCAAGGGTATGCTCCGAGCAGCACCCTATGGTCCTGCGTTGGATGATGCAGGGGAAGACACAGGTAACATCGAGTTCAAATTCAAAATGAACGCAAGGGTTACCTTCAGCGACGGAAAGACCCGGGACATGAAGCCCGCGTTTTTCGATGCTAAGGGGCTGGCCATGGACGAGTGCCCCAACGTGTACGGCGGGAGTGTGTTGCGTGTCAACTTCTCACCCGCTCCCTATTATGCCGCATCCAGCAAACAGGCTGGAGTATCCCTCCGTATCAATGCAGTTCAGATCGTTGAACTGGTAACTGGAGGGGGTGGGAGTGCAACTGGCTTCGGCTTCGCTGAAGAGGCCGATGGCTTCGACAGCAAGGCTGGTCAGTCCTCGGGTGGCGCCGGGGCATCAGAGGGATCGTCTGACTTCTAAAGATCGTGGGATCAGATACGGTTATAGAAGCGGCTTGGAGGAACGAGTGGGGCAGCAAATTGCTTCACTCGGTCTCCCAGTTTTATTCGAGACCGTAAAAATCAAGTTTGAGCAACCCCCTAAGGGCCGCTCATATACACCAGATTTTGCCCTGCCTAATGGGGTTCTGATTGAGACTAAAGGGAGACTTACAGTAGAAGATAGGCAAAAACATATCTGGATCAAGACACAACATCCAGAATTGGATATCCGCTTTGTCTTCTCTAACCCAAACAACCGTATCGCAAAAGGAAGTAACACTACCTATGCGGCATGGGCTGAAAAGAATGGCTTCCTGTTTAGTCGAGGGAGCATCCCTAGAGAATGGTTCAGGTAAAAACCTGTACCAAATGCAAAGGGAAAAAACCAATCACTGAATTTTCTAAAAACAGGGGAAAATCTAAAGATGATCTTCATCCTTGGTGCAAAACCTGTTTGCACGAAAGAGGCGCGGCAGCATATGCATATGGAGAGGCTTTCGCCTATAAATACTTAGGTGCAAAATGCACATATCCGGGATGCGCCCAAGATGATTGGGATATGCTTCAGTGCCACCACGTAGGTCAACGAGATCATGGGATTACCTATCTCTATGATGCTACTGTGGCTAGATTAATAGCGGAGTTGAACAAATGTGTTCTTCTCTGTTCCAACCACCACAGCAAAACCCACGCACTACAAAAGAGGGCAGCAAATGAAGCACAGTACCAAAAGTTCCAAGTTATACCTTTCCCCGCAAAACATCGCAGTGTTAAAGCACCTTCGCGTTCACGGGGAATTAACTCCCCTGAGCGCTCACGTGAACTACGGAGTGGCGCGGCTTGCCGCTAGGGTCCACGAACTGAAGACCATGGGTGAGCCTATCGCGACCACCATCAAGACGGTGAACCGCCACAAGTATGCCTCCTACTCCCTCTAAAACAGAGAGTCAGTTCCTTTACCATGAGGGTTGCCCTTGTGGTAGTAGCGACGGCCGTGGAGTCTACGACGACGGCCACACCTATTGCTTTTCATGCAAGGAATACATTCAAGGAAAGGATGGGGGAGCAATCCCCCGTCCTACCATCTCACCAAGGAGAAACATGGATTTACTGCAGGGAGAGTTCCAACCTCTGCTGAAGAGAGGCATACGTGAAGACACCTGTAGAAAGTATGGGTATCAAGTGGGAATCGCTGGAGGGCGTCCAGTACAGATCGCACCTTATTACTGCGATGGAGACATGGTTGCACAGAAACTCCGATTCCCAAATAAAGACTTTGCGTTCGTCGGATCTCCCGCTGATTGCGGGCTTTTTGGTCAGAATCTGTGGAGACCCACCGGTAGGCGTATTGTAATTACCGAGGGTGAGATCGATGCGCTCTCAGTGGCGCAAGCCTTCAACCTCAAATGGCCTGTAGTGTCCGTACCTAATGGAGCACAAGGAGCCAAGAAATCGATTGCAAAAAATTTAGAGTGGCTAGAGGGTTACGAAGAAGTATGTATTGCATTCGATGATGACGAAGCCGGTAGGGCAGCCGCAAAGGAATGTGCGGCACTGTTCACTCCCGGTCGCGCAAAGATCGTGTCATGGGTACAGGGTTGCAAAGACGCCAACGACATGATCCAGCAGGGCAAAGAGGGGGAGATCGCGATTCGAATCTTCGAAGCGCAGCCCTTCCGTCCCGACGGCATCCTTGCAGGAACAGAACTCAAAGCAAAGATCGATGCCTTCCGTCTCGGTGGAGGAACCTACTTCTCCTATGATACATGCAGACCCAAGATGGATCTCATGACACGAGGTCTTCGCAAAGGCGAACTCGTGATGCTAACAGCAGGAACAGGCATCGGTAAATCTACAGAGGCTGCTGAACTTTCAAGTGATCTGTTGCTCAGGCATGGCTTGAGTGTCGGGTATGTAGCCTTGGAAGAGAACCCTCTGCGTACATCGCTCAGACAGATGAGTATCTATCTCAACAAACCACTCCACCTTGGACTGGGTGAAATCACAGAGGAACAATATGACGAGGCATTCACTAAGACTGTCGGTAATGGTCGCTTCTATCTCTACGATCATTTCGGTAGTCTGGACTCCGACAACCTTCTGTCCAAACTTAAGTTTCTTGCCAACGGCTGTGGCGTTGACTTCGTGGTGCTGGATCATATCTCAATTGCTGTTTCCGGAAGAGAAGACGGGGATGAACGACGAATTATAGATAACCTCATGACAAACCTGAGGTCACTCGTTGAGCAAACTGGTGTAGGAGTCATTGCCATCAGTCACCTCAAGAAGCCTCAGGGTGCATCCGCCACTCCGCATGAGGAAGGCGGGAGAGTCACACTCGATGACCTTCGCGGGTCTGCGTCCATCAAACAGTTGAGCGATACCATCATAGGTATCGAGCGCAACCAGCAGGACAAGGAAGAGTCCGACTACTGTACACTCAGGGTGCTCAAGTGTCGCTTCACGGGCGAGACTGGTATAGCCGACACCCTTCACTACAACCGGAAGACTGGACGACTCATAGCCGTGGAGCGTGAGCCGATTGCAGAGTTCCAACAGGAGATCTAATGGGTACATTCACCAAACATGCCCGTCGTCGTAGTCTGAAGAAGAAGTTAACCATGGCGGCTCAACTCCAAGGTTATCTACTGAATCGGATTCAGCAACTCAACCAGCAGATCACTGGCCCCACCATCGAGCAGAGGAATGCAGCGATGATCCAGAAGATCAGGGAGGTCACATGCCAACGGGTCTCTTAATGAAATACTTTGTCTTAAAACCACAAGGCTGGGATGGCTATGCTCAGGCTTCACGAGCAGCGATGACAGTCTATGCAGATGTCATCCAAAATGTAAATCCAGATCTTGCTCTAGATTTACGAGAATGGGTGGCGAAAGAAAGGAGCCATCTTCGTGCGCAGTGTAACTCT